GGAGATTTTTCCCCTGTTCGTTCAGGACGCGCGATGGTCGATCGCGACGAAAGACCAGACGGTTGATCTGGATACCAGCGAGACCGAGGTGCGGGAGGTGCTACAGGATCTGGATGGCCAGAAGGTGTCGGCGATCAACTTCGATGAGTCTGAAACCATCCTGGAGTTCGATCTTGGGGGGACCGTTGGCCTGGGCAAATCCATATTCCCAACAGACCCAAAATCAGGCCTCTGGTCGCTGACAAGGTTTGGGATGCCAGGCGTGTGCCTCTTGAACGACGGATCAGTCGTCAGAGGCGATGAGGTCGTCTCCTGATTAGTTCGATCGGCGTGATCCGGGAATCGCGTTTTGGCACCGCGGTAACCGGCGCCGGCATCGCCCGACGGATCGTTTCACTCAGTGACCCTTATCTCGAATGCTTGCGGCACTTGAACGCTTGGTTCGACGCCAGGCGGCCCGACAATACGTGCCGGCGCCGACCGGCCAATTTAATCCCGTATCACGGAAAGACATCGATGGACGAAACCAAACTCGGCGAAGCCGCCGCGAAGGCTATGCGCGCGCGAGAGCTGCTCGACAACGAACTCCTGGGCGACGCTTTCAAGAGCCTGGAAGAGAGCTACACCTCAGCCTGGCGTGCCAGTGGAATCGATGATGTCGCCGGCCGCGAGAAATTATTCCTCGCGATCAATATCGTCGGCAAGGTGCGCGACCACCTCGCCACCATCGTCACCAACGGAAAACTCGCCCAAGCCGAATTGAAGGAACTCGCGCGCACCGCCGAGCGGCGGAAGAGATTCGGTATTGTGTGAGGGCCCGTGCGCCATACGGCGGAGGTCGAACAAAAATTGTTTTGAAGATTTGACACATCGGGCAAATCACCGGCATAAGTCCAGCATTGCAAGAATTTTAGAAAAGCCCGCGGTCGATATCAATCGGCGGCGGGTTTTTATGTGCCGCGGCCGCTCGCGGCATACCCTGAAGAGCGCAATGATTTGGGGTCGAATCTCCGCTGTGCTTGGAGTATCGTCGAAGTGCAACTTCCGAGAAAGCCGGAGTTGTCTCGATCTCGAAAGCGCGGAGGAAGCAAAGTGGCCGGTCTGTTTCTTACTCTGTCTGTTGCGAGCTTCATCTATTGCTTCTGGCAAAATCAGGCAGTCCACAACTCTCTGATCGATACGTTTCCGCCGGAATTGAGCGACGACCTTACCGCGAAGTTTGCGCTCCACGGAATTGCGCTGCGGCGCTCGACGCCCTTGCAGATACAGAGCAGATATGTGAGCTCGCTCGTCGCCGGAGCTCTTTTCGGTTTTTGGCTGTCGCTGTTTGTGTTTTCCGAAGGTGAAGTAGTGGGGGGCTGGGCTCTATTCGCAATGTTTATTATCTCGGCTGCTGCGGCATTCAAATCCTGGCGGACTTACAAGAAAAATTGCGACTGGCAAGCCTCCCGCGATGACAAGGAGCATGAATGAAGCAAGGGCTGTACGGCGGAGGCACTTACGGTTCTCCGTTCGGCTTTGGAGCGGGATTGTACGCCGACAACTACGGGAATTTATATCCTCAACTCTATTTTGGTTCGTCTGGGCTGAGCGTCTCTGGCGGGTCCACGCCGGATCTTGAAGGCCTTCTCACTGGTCTATCCGTCGCGGGCACGCTCGGACGCAGTCGGGTTGGGGCGGGACCCAATGTCGGCACGAGCGGGGCTGCTACCGGCTTTGGATTCGGAACGCCCGGTGGTGGGCTAACCTACGGCTTCGGTCCCTATAACATCAGGGATATAGGCGATTCATTCCGGCCGAGAACGGACGAGTTCGGTCAGCTGTTTCCGGGAAGCGAAACGCCCGCACCAGCGCCCGCCAACAATTTTCCGAGCCAAGGCATTACGCCGGATAACGGCAATCCCGTTCTCAAATTTCTCGATTCCTTTCGGCCGCGCGCGGACGAATTTGACAATCCATTTCCAGGACCGCAGAGCCCGAGTGGCGTCTTGAAATATGGCGAGGGATCACCGTCCACTGTGCCGGATTTGGCCGAGCTTTCTCCCGATTTGATTACCGACCCCGATCTTGCGTCAGACGCTGGTGCAACCAATTTCCGCCGGCTCGGAAGCCGCGTCATCCAGTTTGTTTGACACGTCGGGCAAATCACCGGCATAAGTCCAGCATCGCAAGAATTTTAGAAAAGCCTGCGGTCGATATCAATCGGCGGCGGGTTTTTCATGCGCCGCGATCGTTCGCGGCATCAGCGCTGACCTTCGCGAGATCCGCGAAGCGCCCGGCGATAGTCGCCACGGAAATGAAGCGAACCGGAAAGCCGAGAGCTTTCCGCGCCATCGCATGAACCCGGGGTTTGAAGACAGCACATCAACCCGAGCCTCGCTTCGAGGCCTCGCACGCCGGCGCCTTGAAGCGACTCGTCCGCAGTCGGTCAATATTAAGGAACCATCGAATGGCCTTACCAGCTTCAACCTTCACCACCTACACGGCGGTCGGTAATCGCGAAGATCTCTCCGACGTGATCTATCGCATCGATCCGACTGACACGCCGTTCATGAGCGGCGCCGAGAAAGAAAAGGCGACTGCCGTCAATCACGAATGGCAAACCCAGGCACTGGCGGCGGCAAATCCTTCGAACGCCCAGCTCGAAGGCGACGACCCCACGACGTCCACGACCACGCCGACGGTTCGGCTCGGCAACCTGTGCCAGATTTCCTACAAGGTTGCGCAGGTCTCGGGTACCCAGCAGGCGGTCGATCACGCCGGCCGCGACAACGAACTCGCCTACCAGGAGATGCTCAAGGGCCTTGAACTGCGGCGCGATCTCGAGACCATCCTGGTCGGCACCAACCAGGCCAAGGTCTCCGGCAACAGCACCACGCCGCGCCAGACCGCCTCGATCCTGTCGTGGATCGCCTCGAACACCTCGAAGAGCACGGCCGGCTCGCCCGCCGATCCCACGCCGATCGACGGTACCGGCAGCCGCACCGACGGCACGCCGATCGCGTTCACCGAAGCGCGGTTGAAAAGCGTGCTGTCCTCGATCTGGACCAACGGCGGCAAGCCGGGCGTGATCATGACCGGCGCCTTCAACAAGCAGGTGTTTTCGACCTTCACCGGCCGGTCCACCGCGATCGAGGAAGCCAAGTCGAAAAAGATCGTGGCCTCGGTCGACGCCTACGAGTCCGATTTCGGCAAGCTCAAGGTGGTGGCCAACCGCTTCCAGCGCTCGCGCGACGTGCTGGTGCTGGAAATGGACAAGTGGGCGGTCGCCTACCTGAACGGCCGCAACATGATCTCGATTCCGCTCGCCAAGACCGGCGATTCCGAACGGCGGCAGATCCTCGCCGAATACGCACTCGTCGCCCGCAACGAAAAGGCGAGCGGCGGCGTGTTCGACAACACTGCCTCCTGACGGAAGCTCACGCCTTTCGCAGCAACAACGTCATGGCCGGCGGATGCACCCGGCCGTGATGCTTTGCCGCGGCGAGGCGTGAGCCCGCCGGTTTTGCTTTCCCGAATCTTTCCAGAATTTCTTGGAGATATCCCGATGCCGCTACCTCTCGTTCATACGCTCAACACCCAGGACCTCACGACGTATACGCCGTCCTGCGGGGCGTCGCCGGTCGCAGCTTATATCCGCGCGCCGTTCCGCGGCCGCCTTCTGAAGGCGTCCGGCATTCTCGGCGGCGCCATCACCACGGCCAATGCCACCATCACGATCACGGTCAACGGCACGTCGGTCGGCTCCTTTACCGTCACGCAATCCTCATCCGCTGCAGGCCAGTTGTTCTCGCTCACGCTGCCGTCGCCGACCTATCTCAACGAAGACGACGTCATTGCCTTGACGCCTTCAGGAGCGTCCGGCGCTTCGGTGCCGATGTTTTTCTCGGTCGTCGTGAGGGCCGCATAAATGTCATTCTTCTCCAAACATCCGGCTTCCCGCGTCACCACCACGCAGGCGGTCGCCTTCGATGCCAGCGCGGCGATCGCCAATCCATTCGGTTCTGAAACCTATCAGCTTCGGCTGGTGGCGAATTCGGCGTGCTGTTACCGGATCGGCGATGGCGCGCAGACGGCGACCGTTGCCGACGTCTTCCTGCCGGCCAACACCATCGATTATGTCACCGTCAATCCAGGCCAGCGCATATCGGCGATCAAGGCGGCCACCAATGGTCTCGTCACCGCCACCGCAGGGACGCTGTGGGTCACGGAAATGTCGTGATGGACGGCGTTCTGATCCGGCCCCACCTCGACAGCAACGGCAGGGATCTTGCGATCGAACACGTCCAGGACGTCGAGCCGGTGCTGCGCTGGAATCAGGAGGCGCGGCGCGAGGAACAACACGGCGATTGGGGACGCCACGTCGCGCGCATCCCGAACGTCATTTACGTCCGGTGGCTGCACGAAGAGCACGCCAGGGGCAACCGCGATGTGCGGATGTTTTCGCCGGAATTCGACCTGGTGGTGCAGCGGAATCTTGCCGATCCGGAATGGGCTTATTTGCGAACCGACCGGCCCAAACTTCAGACCGGCTGGTCAGCGGAGCTGTCATGACAGAAATCGTCGACTATGCCTCGCTTTCCGCGGCGGTGACCGAATATCTCGCCAGAGACCAGGACACAACGCTGATCGCGCGGATTCCGAGTTTCGTCCAGTTCGCCGAAGCCAAATTCAACCGGCAGCTCTTCGTTCGTCAGATGGAGCAACGCGCCACCGCGATGGTCGATCTCACGTCGAGCGAACCCGAATTCATTGCGTTGCCTTCCGATTTTCAGTCGATGCGGCGAGTCCGGCTCTCCAGCGTTCCCGGAAGGCCGAGCCTCGAATTCAAGTCGGGGATGCAGATGGACGAGTATCGCTTCCGAATCGCCGATATCGGCGCGCAGCCGCGTTACTTCACAGTTTTTGGGAACGAGATCGAACTGGCTCCGACACCGGACCGGGACTGCACGATTGAAATGGTCTATCGGGCCAACATTCCCCCGCTTGCCACCGCCTCCACCAACTGGCTGCTCGCGCTTGCGCCCGATCTTTATCTTTACGGTGCGCTGCTGGAATCGGCGCCCTACATCAAGGAAGACGGCCGCATCCAGACCTGGGGTCTCGGCTTCTCCGCCGCAATGAACGATCTGAACAATCTCGGTCTCACCTCAACGTTCAATGCCGGGCCGATGACGGTGCGGATCTCCGGCCAGGTCATTTAGGAAGAATAGCGCATGGCGACCTACAACAAATTCAATTCGTTCGTCTCGGACCTGGCGCAGAAGGTCCACAACCTCAATGCCGACACGCTCAAGATCATGCTCACCGATACGGCGCCAGTCGCCAGCAACACGATCAAGAGCAATTTGACAGAAATCGCCGCCGGCAACGGCTACACGGCGGGCGGTGTAGCGGCGGGCTTCGTGTCCGGGAGCGACAGCGCGGGAACCTACAAATTGATTCTTTCGCCGGTCTCATGGACGGCGAGCGGCGGCGCCATTTCGCAATTCCGATATGCGGTGCTCTACAATTCGACCGCGGCAAGCGGAAATCTGATCGGCTGGTGGGATTACGGCGCCGAAGTCAACCTGACGAACGGCAACACCTTCACTGCTGCGCTGGACCAGACCAACGGCGTGTTGACGCTGCAATGACCGCTCAAGCTTTTCTTGACGCTTGCGGCTTCATTCCGGCGTCCGGCGGGACAGCAAGCTTTGTCGTGTCCGCTGCGATCACTGGCTATCAAACGCCAGCCTCCGCCGGGGCCGTCAATGGCACGGTTTATTCCTACCGCGCCGAGAGCGCCGACAAAACGCAGTGGGAAGAGGGCTTCGGTACCTATACCGTATCAAGTACCACGCTGGCGCGATCGACCGTCACGGCGAATTCCTCCGGCGGAACATCAGCGATCAATTTCAGTGCGGCGCCGAACGTCTTCATCACGGCGCTGTCGGCCGATTTGCAAAATGCTTCTCTGCTAAAAGGAGGGCAGGTTCCGGTAGCGCAACTTGAAAACAGCCTCGCGTCGCTGATGCGTGGCTATCTCTCCGGCCTGATACTTTCGACGGCTGGCGCGAGTTCGTCTTTTGGCGTTTCCGTGGGCGTCGCGGTCGATAAAGCTCAGACCGATTTTATGCAGTTGACATCCGCCGTCACCAAGACGACGGGCGCCTTTACCGCAGGATCTGGCAACGGCTCTCTCGATACCGGAACGATCGCGGTCAGCACCTGGTACCACGTCCACGAAATAAAGAACCTTTCCACGGGTGCCGTTGACATTCTGACGTCAACGAGCGCGACGTCGCCGACATTGCCGAGCGGGTTTACGATCTTCCGGCGCATCGGTTCATTGAAAACAGATGCCTCAAGTCACTGGGTCTCCTTCACCCAGCGCGGTGACGAATTTACTTTGGTCACTACAGTTACAGATATTTCCAATTCCACACAAAGCACCACCGCTGTCACCTATACAATGGCAAGCGTGCCAACCGGTATCGTCGTAAAATGGCTTGGTTCTGGCGATTTCGAATCGACGGCCAATGAAGCTGGCGGACGTGTCGTCGCTTTGGATAAAGCGGATCAAGCGGCGACATCGGGTTCTGTTGGTGCGGAAAGTCTGCTTGTTATTGCTGCGGCCGGTGTTGCGCGTCTCACTGCTAAAGTGGCCGCGTATACAAACACAAGCGCGCAAATCTCAGTCCGGGCCGACGTCGCTTTGAGTTCGTTCCATTTGAATACTGGTGGCTGGATCGACACACGGGGCAGGTTCGACTAATGCTCGGCTTTGGTCCTGTTGGCATCAATCCGATTGGCATCGGGCCGGGCAATTCGGCTGACATCACCTTTACGCTGGTAGCGTCTGCCGGCGGCTTCGCGCTAACGGGCGAGGTGGCTGCCTTTAAGATATCGGAAGCCGCCTTGGCAGGCGCCTTCAGCCTTACGGGTGTCGCAAGCCCGTTGAATATCGCGGGCGGGTCGACGGTTGGCGCTTTCGCGCTTGCCGGCATTGCCTCAACATTCCACCTTTTGGAAACCATTTCCGTTGGTTCGTATGCCCTAACGGGAATTGCGGCAGTTGATCTTCAAGGCGAAGCGCTTGCAGCCGGCTTCTTCGCCCTGGATGGTTTCTCCCATCCGTTTACGATCACATTTGAGCCGACTGCGGCAGTTTTCTCTCTGGCGGGCGAGGCCGCGGGACTGACGCGAGACTTCGTCAACTGGGTACAGCGGCCCGGCGAAGCCAGTGCGTGGGGCAAGGAAGAATTCCCGTTATCATCCTGGACACGTCTGGATTCCGAAATCTCTTCCTGGACCGACAAGGTCGCACCAGCATCGTTATGGTCGCCGCTCGCGCCGCCGTCGCCAAGCTGGACGACCGATCCCACGCAACACATCTTGCCTCCGGTGTCTGAATAATGCCCCTTCTTGCTACCGGCGACTATCGCCCCGACGTCAGCGATTACGAAGGGCAGGCCACGCAGAATATCCTCAATGTGATTCCGCGCGGCGACGGCTATGGGCCGTTTCCCTCGTTTTCGGCCTATACTGCCGCGCTTCCCTCTGCGTGCCGCGGCGCGTTCTATGCGCTCAAGTCCGACGGCACCGTGATTACCTTTGCGGCGACCGTCGACAAACTCTACCAGCTCGACAATACCGACTTCGCCTGGTCCGACGTTTCGCTTGGTGGCGGGACCTATGACGCCCTGACGGCGACGGCGCAATGGCAATTCGCGCAAACCGGCAATTTGGTATTTGCGACGCAAGCCAATGCCGTATTGCAGGTCTTCGACCTCACATCGTCGTCCGCGTTTGCAAATGCGCTGGGGTCTCCGCCGCAGGCCGCTTACATCAGCGTGGTCGGCCAGTTTCTCGTTCTCTCCGGCCTGCTCTCGACGCCGTACCGGATTCAGTGGTCGGGGCTCGACAGCTTCAACGCGTCCACGAGCTGGACCAGTGGCATCAACTCGTCGGATTTTCAGGATTTTCCGGACGGCGGTATCGTCCGCGGCGTTGCCGGCG